GAAATCATATCTCAATCGAATTGCCATTGTGAACTTTAAGTCCACCGTAGGATTTGGATTGAAATATGTCTTTGACAAGCTTAGGGCGGAGAAACTATTCTGGAAGTGGTCTACTTGGGTAGACCTAGGACGCCTCAGTTACCGAATTGTCTTTGGAATGTTGATTCCATACGTATTTATTTTTAGAGATAATTTTGATCCTAGTCTAATCGATGACAGCCAATATGGATACTAAAGAAATCATAAGTGCTGATATTTCTAAGAATCACGAAGGGGTGACTCTTGAGAAAGCAATGGAGTTATACCAAGGACTCCTAGACCGTGGATTTAAAGAATATAAAACTGATACGACAATCTTTCTGTACAAGCCGGAAGGTAAACAGGTTCGTTATCATACGGTCAATGCGGGAAACATGAAGGACCTCGTGGAGAACTTTGATAAGTTCAAAGCTACTCTGACCGACTACGATATTGCATACACTCCAATCACCAACCCAAAACTGGAAGGATTGGTCAAACGCTACTTCAAGAAATGTAGCAAGATCATTGACGGAAATGCCGTCTGTAATCTTAAGGAAAACTAATGGGTTGGGTTGATGATAAATTAGACAATGCGGTAGACTTTATTACCGATACTGGTAAGGAAGCTGTAGACTTCGTCGGTGATGTTGTAGATGGTGTAGGGGATTTTGTCGGTGAGATTGGTGAGGCCGCAGTAGATGTAGCTAGATCACCAATAGGTCAGATTGCAATTGCCGTAGCATTTCCTCAGTATGCGGCATACATCAATGCAGCCGCCAAGGTAGCCAATGGCGAAGATTTGACCGCAATGGACTTTGTGGCCCTTGGGGTCCAAGGTTACTCAGACCTCAATGCTGGCGTTGAAATCAATCCTGAGGTTGTTAAGGCCGCTGAAACTGCGGCACGAATTGCTGATGGTGCTGATCCAGTTCAGGCCCTCATAGGTGCTTATGGTGCTGATGCGATCAAGAAACTAAATCTTGATACGAAGCTTACCAACACCCTGAGTGAAGTAGTAAGCCCTGAAGTAGCTCAGTTTGTTTCTGAGAACATGGATCTAAATCAGGCAGCGGCAGACCTTCTTGCCGGTGAACAACCGTTGAGAATCCTCTCCAACCAGTTTGGTGATGAACTTGTAGATAACTTAGCATCTGGTGATCCTCAGCTTGAGGCCATAGGTTATGCTGGTATCTCTACTAGTCTTGCCCTCAATGAAGGCGTAGATCCGGCCAAGGCAGCCCTTAGGGGTGCTAGAGAATACTATAATCGAGGCGGAGCAGTACCTACCTTAGATGACCTTAAGGAGATGCTACCGGAAAATATTTCATCTAATTTTGATTTTGATATTAGTACTCCTCAGTGGCTTAAGGACCTTAGGGCTGAGCTTCCTGACATCGATCTACCGAAGTTTGATGCTAGTCTTGCAGGGTTTAATTGGAAGGATCTTGGTGGTTCAATTCCAGACATCCAACTAGATTTCCCAGACGTAGAACTGAGTGGTCTTGATTGGCAAGGACTTGACTATGATGTCTTCAAGGATTATTCTCTTCCAGAATTACAGGGATTAGGAATTGACCTTAGTGGTCTCCGTCTTCCAGAGTTGTCTTTGGCACTCAAATATAAGATTGAAGGAGAGGATGGTACTGGTGTTCAATTACCTCAGGATGAGGAAGAAGAAAATCTAATGGCTCGCACCACGGACAACCCTCTTCTGGCCGAAGATGATCAATTACCACTATCTCGTGCATTGCTACAGCGTACAGCAACATTAGGATAAAACATGACTTATCTAGAACTTGTAAATGCAGTGATGCGTAGAATTCGTGAAGATGAAGTAACTACCGTTGCTGAATCTGATTATTCTAAACTGATTGCAGATTTTGTAAATGATGCCAAACGTCTCGTAGAGGATGCTTGGGACTGGACTGCACTCAGGGCTACCCAAACGATTACTACGGTCGATGGCACTCCTTTGTATTCCCTGACTGGCTTTGGGACTCGTGGTCGTGTTGAGTACGTTCACAATGAAACTGACAACAATATTGTTCGTCTAGAATCTATTGCCCGCATTCGTGAACTCAATCTTGGAACTAATGGTGCTAGTGGTACTATCAACTACTATGCCGTTGATGGTGTAGATGCTAACGGGGACATTCAGCTCCGCCTGTATCAAACTCCAAGCTCAATTAAGACTCTTACCGTCTATGGGGTCAAACGTCAAGCAGACCTCTCTAGTGACTCTGATGTCCTTCTAATTCCCTCCAGCCCAGTAATCAATTGGGCATACGCCTATGCTCTTCGTGAGCGTGGTGAGACTGGCGGTGAGTCTGGTTCTGAACAGGCAATCTTTGCTCAAAATGACGTAGCTACGGCAATCTCTTTAGATGCCCAATATCACCCTGAAGAACTCATCTGGGATACCGTTTAATGGCTAAGCCCCTACAAAGTGTAGCAATTCAGGCTCCGGGATTCTACGGTCTCAATACCGAAGATTCCCCTACGGCCCTTTCGGAGCAATTTGCTCTCGATGCTACCAATTGTGTAATTGACCAATATGGACGCATTGGTGCCCGTAAGGGTTGGTCTTATGTGACTACTTCTGGTGGTGACGATCTAGTTTCAATCAGTGAGTTTGTAAAAGAAGATGGAACTACGGAAATCATTAGTGCGTCAGCTACGGCAATTTATGAAGGCACTACGACGCTGACTGATATTACTCCTGCACTCTATACTGTTGGTGATGGTCAGTATTCATATGCCACACTGAATAACAAACATTACATGTTCCGTAAGGATTCTAAACCAGTAGTGTATGACGGGACCTCTGCAGTGGCCATTGAGGACCATGCAGACTACTCGGGTACTGTACCTCAAGCCAATGTGGTCCTTTCGGCTTTTGGCCGCCTCTGGGTTGCCAATACTACTTCAGATGCCACTACGATTTATTGGTCAGATCTTTTGACTGGCATGAAGTGGGATACTGGTTCCTCGGGCTCCATTGACATCTCCAAGGTATGGGCCGATGGTTCTGATACGATTACTGCTCTTGCCTCTCACAATAACTTTCTAATCATCTTTGGTAAGCGTCAGATTCTCATCTACCAAGGAGCTACCGATCCTGCCACGATGTCCCTAGCGGACTCCGTAGTGGGTATTGGCTGCATTGCTCGTGATAGCATTCAAAGCACTGGTAGTGATCTTCTCTTCTTGTCAGACTCTGGTGTTCGTAGCTTTAGACGTACCATTCAGGAGAAGTCAATTCCTCTCACTGATGTTAGCAAGAATATTCGATCCAATCTAGATGCTTTTGTTCTCTCCGAAGCAGAACATATCGTATCCATCTATTCTCCTGAAGAAGCTTTCTATTTGCTTCAACTTCCAACGTCAGAACAAACCTATTGCTTCGATACTCGTACTCCACTACAAGATGGGTCCCTAAGAGCCACTGTATGGAATGGTGTAAATCCACAATGTATGGTACGTACTCGTGCTGGTGAACTTCTTCTAGGTAAATCTTTGGGCATTGCTCAATATACGGGCTATCTTGATAATGGTGTTTCATATCAGATGTCCTATTTTACCAACTATCTTGACTTTGGAGCCCCAAGCAATCTTAAGCTCCTTAAGAATCTCAAGATTACCGTAATTGGTGGTAGTGCTACTGACGTAACCCTAAACTGGGGTTATGACTATAGCTATGCTTACAAAAAGAAACGATTTACTCTGACAACTCAGATCATTGCTGAGTACAACATTGCAGAGTACAACGAAGGTGAATTTAACGCAGGTGTTCTAGTGAACCGTCCCAATGTAAACGCAAGTGGTGGCGGTGCAGTAGTACAGCTCGGTGTTGAAGCAGAAGTGAATGGGGCTCCGGTCTCTATTCAGCGTATGACCGCACAAGCAATCGTAGGAAGGACTATCTAATGTCAAATTATACGAAGACGACTAACTTCGCAGTAAAGGATACACTGGCATCAGGTAACCCTGCGAAGATCATTAAGGGCTCAGAAATTAACACTGAGTATGACAACATTGCAACTGCAGTAGCGACTAAGGCAGACACGGCATCCCCGACTTTTACGGGCACTGTAACCGTCCCAACTCTATCCGTTACTGGTACTGCAACTATCGGTACTGTTGATGGAGGTACTTACTAATGGCTACTCTTCAGGAAACCCTTAGTGGTCTTTTGGGAGCTGGTGGCAGCATGGCCGCTGCTTATCTTCCATATCAAGCCACCACTGGAGAAATGGAGGCACTGAAGAATATTGTCTCCGGTTTTGTTCCTCAGGCACAAGCTCTAGGACAAGAACTCACCGGCGTCTCTGAATTTAAACCCTTCAGTGTCAAGACTGCAACGGGTACTACTGATGTTGGTGCTGGTGGTGGTTTTACTCAAACATTATCTCCAGAAGCTCAAGCAATCCAAAGTGGTATGCTCGCTCAAGCCACTGGTCTCATGGGTACTGCTGCTCCTACGGCTCAAGATCTCTACGCTCAAATGCAGGCAACACAAGCCCCTGAGCTCCAGCGTCAGCGTTTAGAACTTGAGAATCGTCTTCAGGCCCAAGGCCGTGGTGGTGTTCAGACGGCTGCCTATGGTGGCACCCCAGAACAGCTTGCGTTGGAGAAGGCTGCTCAGGAACAGAGCACGAAGAATCTTCTTGCAGCATTGACTACAGCTCCTGCGTTGGCTGGTCAGAATCTGCAAAACATTCAAGCAGCATTGACTGCGGGGTATACCCCTCAGGCACAACAGATTTCTACACTCACTCCGGCTACTCAGCTTGCCAATATTTCTCAGGCAGGCCAACAGGGTATGCTTGAGGCTCTCTACAAGACTGGCATTGCTGGTCTTCAGGCAGAGGCAGAAGGTGCTGGTGCTGTTGCAACCCTTGAGGCTCAACGTTCTCGTGCATTGGCTGATGCCCTTCAGGGACTCTTTGCTCAATCTGCTGGCGTTGCTGGAAGTCAAACAATGTCTCCAGTCGATACCCTGCTCAACGTAATCCTCGGTGGTAGTGGGTCTAGTAGCAGCAGTAGTAGTGGTGGTACTTGGTTAGACGAATTTGGTAACTGGGTATCTTCTTCTAGCTACGACGATGAGAACATGGTTTAATTAAGGAACTGACATGGCTAATAGTTTAATTTCAGACCTACTGAAGACCCCATCAGAAATTCGTTCAGAAGAGATTCTAAATCTTCAGAAACAAGGTGCCGTAAATGCTCAAAATATCTTGATGAGCAAACTTGGGTCTCCCATTGGTGGAGCAATTCAAGGATTAACTGCCAACGCCCTTCAGAACATGCCTGCAAGCTTTAATCAAATGAGTCGTAGCGGTATGATGGGTCTTGGTTCTTTGGCAGGCCTTGTGAATCCTGAAGCAGGACAAGCAATCAAAGAATCTGCTTTGAGTCCTCAAGAACGTAGAGCTAAAGCACTTAATCAACTCGTTGCAAAAAGTGGTGGTAATGCTGTAGGCCTTCGTAAGACTGCCGCTGAGTTAATTCGTTCTGGTAACGCTGGAGAAGCTGCTGGTCTTCTTGAGCTTGCAAACCTCATGGATGGTAAGGTAAGTACGGCAGAACAGAATATTACATACTTTGCTGAGAAAGTTATCGGTTGTGATCCTTCGGACCCTAAGTGTCTTCAAGATGCCATGGAGATGGCTATTGAATACAAGCGTTCTGATACTGCGGCAAATCAGATGACTGTAAAGTCTTATGAAAAACTTAATGAAGAATACAATAAGGCTGAAACCTCTCGACAGAACATCATGGTTGCCAATGACTCCCTGAGAATGCTTGAGTCTGGTAAAGTCAATATTGGTTCATTCGCCAAGACTCGTCAGGGTGCTGAGAAATTCTATTCGCAGCTACTGAACTCTGTTGGAATTAATGTGCAGAGTGAGGCAGAGGCAGTGGCTCGTACTGAAACTCTTATGGCCAATACGAAGCGTTTGGCCGGTCAATTGCTTGCCTCGGGTATGTTTGGTTCTGGCACTGGTATTTCTGAACGTGATCTGCAGACCGCAATGGAGATGGCAGGTGCTGGTGAGAATCTGACTCCTCAAGGTATGAAGCAGATTCTTGAGTTGAATGCTAAGATTGAACGTGCTAAATTGCAACAATATAACCAAAAACTTGGCCGTTATAGTGGTGCATTCTGGAATAGAACTCCTGAGGGTTCTCGTGAAGCCTACGTTATTGATGTTCCAGACATCTATGAAATGAAGGCACTGCAGGGCGAAGCACCTAAGATGAAGGAAGTAACTTTGAATGATAAAGTTTATACCGTTCCTATGGGTGCTGAGATTGGTCAAGACACTAAAGGTAACTTACTCTATCGGTTGAACGATAAGGTTTACAACATGGATGGAACTGAGGTGACAAATGGCGCAGATTGATTTTACTCCGCTGGAAGTACAGCCTGAATTTCGTGACGTACAACAATCATCCGATGTTCCTACGTTTACTCCTCTAGAGCAACAGCCTGAGGGTCTTGAAGAGCCCTTGGTAGCCGCAGATAGTTACCTAGGCCGCCTTGGGTCTCAGCTCGGTGAACGTAAGATTAGCATGGAGGAGACCGTAAAGGATTACCTCGAAGGTCGTATCTCCTATCCTGAATCAATTCTTCAGGCAGCCGGTGATTCCTTTGGTGCTCTTTTTGACACCGTGGGTGAAACTGCATTGACCATTCTGTCTTCATTGACTCCAGATGAGGCCGAAAAGTGGCTACAGGAACAGATTGCTTCAGGTGCTTCAGCACTCATGAGCACTGAGACTGCGCAGCAGCTCTATGAAGCTTACCGTGGTCTTGACAAAAATACTCGTAAGAATATTGAGGCTGGAATCAATGTGGGTTTTGGTCTAGTTCCGGGCAAAAGTAAAGCTGGTAAAGCATTAGTAGATTCTGCCGCAGAGTCCCAAAAGAAGACTCTGGGTAAATATGTTCTAAGTCAAACTCCCAATGCAAAGCAGGCCCGTATTGCTGAACAAGGTCTCGATAAAACACGCCAGACCGTATTGAACCGTGAAGATGCAATTCTCAATACTGTTTTGTCAATCAAAGGTATCAGTGGTAGTTCTTCACGTCATAAAATCATGGAGTCTCTCAATAGAGAAGTAAATCGTCTTGGCATTGATATTCGTAAAGAACTTGCTGGAGTAAAAACTCAGGTACCCCGTGGTACCGTAGCAACTCGTGTCGGTACTCGCCTAAAACAATTCATTACTGATAATCCTGAATTTGTAGGTAAGGACCTTAAACCAACATTCGATAAGGTTATTCGTGCTTATGATGTTGCCCTTGGGAAATACTCAGGAAACCCTAAGGACCTTCTTAAGCTTCGTCAGGAGTTTGATCGTGTAGTTGAAAAGTTCTTCAAGAAGGACGTTCATGCCGGTGATGATGTCAGTCGTGAAGTGGTATCGGCGATTCGCAATGAGATCAATCAACTCATGCAGGACATTGCTCCGAATGCAAAAATTCGTGCTGCCATGAATCGTCAGCATCACGCCATGGTTGCTAAGGAAAACCTAGGCTACAACATGGCTCGTGAGGGCACTACTGCCGAGAAAGTTATTCGCAAGATTGAACAACACCCAATGTTGGCCACCAGTGCTCTAACGGGCGGTGGTATGGCATCTAATATTTTAGGATCTGAGGCTACGGGTGTTGGCTTGGGACTCTTAGGTGGTGCCTATGCGCTCTCTAGACCTCAGCTTCGTAGTGGTGTCGGTACCGTCCTGCAGAATGTCCCTGTAGGCCGTAGTATGCTTCTTCAGAATCAGCAGGAAGAGAACGTAGCTCCATAAAAAAACCCCTCAGGGACTCCTAGGAATCCTTGAGGGGTCCAAATGCTCCCCAGAGCAATTCTAAGCGGCTAATGGAGGGTCTGGTAGGTCAGTACCTTCTTCGTCATTAGCGGCGTCTACGGGCTTCTCAGGGGCCCTCAGGGGCACTTCTGCGTAGTGGTCCCCATCATTACCGTTCTGTCCGATTATATCGATACGACTCCATGGGCAGTCATTCATAATTTTCTCCATGCAGGCTCCGTTGAATATTTAAGACAACATCTACAAATTGCCTGATATATACTGTTCCCGTTCGGGTAAATTTGAGGAGGAATCTAGTCAAAAGTGGTT